ACAGGATAAGATCTTCTGTTTCAATTGGAATTGCCGTTTCGGGATTTGACAAGCCACTAGCGGGCATTGGTTCACTAATTCTAAAGTTTGCAGGAGCTTTAAATAGCGAAATAATCAATGGATAAAGGGCGGTGTTGCCGGAAAATGGCACGCCGCTAATTGACGCCACTTCAACGCCATTAACCTGCAACAAATTTGCATTTAAAACACCACGATTGATGTAATAATTCCCAACAGAAGTGCCAGATGCTTTTAACAGCGCATCATCTCTTAATGTAGCTCCTAAAGCAGCGTCTAATCCTGCCGCTGTGATGCGAGGCTGGGCTGGAGACGCAAGTCCTTTCAGCCTTATAAAATCTGCTGTTGAAGCGAGGTTGACCCCATTTAGCGCCAAAATATCAGCGCCTTTGATTGTAATAGATGTGACGACGCCTGAGACGGTCGCATTTAATCCATACGCCTAAATTAATCCCATGTTGCTTCAAACACTTGCAACATCAGATAAATTATTTGCCGACAACAAGTCCAGGTAGTAGCCATTTATTGTTCCTCCCAGTTTAAAAGTGGCGCTGGCAACACCAGATCCCGTACGAGCAGTTGCCACAACAAATAAGGCTCCACTATTATTTACAGTGCCGGGCTGCCCTGTAATAAACATCTTATCAGGTCCAAACAAGTTGCTTGAGGGTCAAATTGTTTAGTTTCACCACTTCCTAGAAAATAAGTACCAAATTCGTTGTGGACTTTTCAATACACGATAACCTTGCGTATCAACTAGCACAGCAGACAATGGGTCGGAAGATGATGCTTCAAACTTATTCGCTACATACGTTGTGCCGCCTGCTGAAGATGAATTTTGTGTCACTCCACTTGCTGCATCCCATTGAGCAATTGCTGCAGTGCCGCCGCTTCCTGGTATTGTCCATGGCGTCGTGACGCCACTTGCAAAGCCACTAGCAACCACCACATCATTTAACTGAGAGCTGTCCATTACTTCTGCCACTAAAGAGATTGGCCATGGATTGGTAACGCCAGTTAACGTACGAGATTGTCCACCAAAATTAATTACAGTATTAGATGTGCCGCTTGGAAAGTCAATGGAAAAAGAAGTTTGGCGATACGGCTCAAGCGGAAAAGCTCTTTCGCCAATTACGTTGCCATTGCGATCAAAGTTTAATCCGGTGTATTTACTGGCAAACCACACTACATCTTCAGAGTCGCTGTAGGGTTAGTCCGCTGCTTTGCACCCATGCACCAAAGACGCCATTGACCACCGCCTGTATTGAAAAACACAGCGCCTTCTGTTGTGCCGCTATCAATGACGCCACTTGCAACTGCATAGGCATCAAACCTAGAAAGCCTGATAGATGTTGTACTATCAGGAAGTGAACGGTCTGTTGTAATTTGTGTTGGCGATGCTGAAACGACATGAGTGCTATAGATGCCAGCGCCAACAACTCTTACACGTCGTCCCGATAAATAATTAGTGCTGCCACTAATTTCAGAAACAATGCCCGAAGGAAATGTTCCATTCCATTGGCTGCCATTGCCACTAACTGCAATGCTGGCACTTGCTCCTCTTGTTAAATTTGTCCCGTTGCCATAAAAATAACTTTCCCCTGCACCAATGCCATTGCTTTGCAACACCAAATCAAACCTTGCCGGAACAGACGCATAAGCCGCTAGGTTCACAGGATAAACTGCTTTTTGATTATCCACCCCATTGATTTGTCCCTTCACTTGAAGGCCAAGAATACTTCGACTTATTGTGTCAATTGTTTTTGCATTTGCCAATGGTGCGGTGCCAACTGTGACAGTACCCCTTATCACCACCATCGATATAAACGCTACTGCCATAAAAAATTGTATAAAATGCTGCTTTTAGTCGTACCTGCAGTGGTTCTGCATTGCGTAAACATTTTCATAAATGCACTACGCAAACTAGGAACTTCTAGTTGGTTTTCAATAATCACATAATGCAACAACACCCAACGGGCTTCACCATGACCCACGGGAACATAAGCAAAGAATTTTGCACCAACAGCACCATACCAACTGAATTCAATTTTGAACATCGTCACACGAGATACGTCCAAAATACCATCCAGTAGACGATTGATTTAAGCTAACCTGATCGCCATTCCACGAAAGACGAGGTATTTTTATTTCTTCTAATATCACCATTGAGATTGCGGCGTTTGTAAATAATGTAAAGATCAGTGCCTTTCTCTAGTTGAAAATAATAACCATCCTCATAATCATTCCTGCATCCCCATTGAATCACTTCATCTTTATATCCACTATTTGCTGACATTCTCACACCCATCGTAAATCCCGTTACGCGGCCTGGTTGATAACGAAACGCGCGTTTACTTTGCCAATATGTGGTCATTACACCATTGGTAAAACCGCCTGGAAAGCGTCCAGTGTTGTCATCAATGGAATAAGAGAAACTTGCTGGAGGAGGGAAGCAATAAGCTTGTAATGCGCTTTCTGGTGCCAAGTGCCTTGTGTAATCGCCAAAGTTGTCCTGAAATGTGTAGTCAGTTGGATCCCTGATAGTAAGTGTACGTAAAACTACCGCCTGGATCAGTCGTCCATTCTTTACTATTGACACCGTAGATATTCACAGTGTTAAACAAATTTAGTGCAACTTCAGCTCTCTCTACGCCAAGCAAGCTAGTATCCACTTCGCTTTTCTGTCTATTTGTAACATCAACAGACACAGCCCTGCTCTCGTCATTAACAACAACAAGAGAAACAATATCCCGGCCTGTCAGCAAGGATAATATCAGAAAATGTTTCCCCAGTAAGCTGCTCCTGATCGTCTGGATCAATTAGCTCAAGACCAGTAGCAAAATCAATTAATTCAGCATCAACCTCAACTTCTCCAGCTCCTGCAAGGTTCTCTGGTAATTGATACCTGCTCGATAGATCATCCATCGATTATCTCCCTAAACCTGCTCTTCCCAGGTTAGCGAAGCACTAGCATCAATACTACCCGAAGAAGACTGCCCAAAAACATACAGGCTATCGCCTTCAGTTGCAGTCAATGGATAAGAAAGATAATCTTTGTTGTAGCCAAAATTAAGGAGCCAAGTCAATATCAATCCCCCCTTCCCCTACGAAAAATGTTGCTACTGTAGTGCCACCAGAAACAGTATTGACGCCAGTAGAAGTGGAGACATTTACTGGACTAAGGGCTCCCGCAGATGAAAATGAAGGAGTGCCTGATAATGTTGTTGGATTCTTGATGAGCTTTACCACGCCTCGACCACTGGTGCCCACACCAAGCCTAGTCGGATAAACTTGCATTCTGTTGCGAATAGAATTAACGTCTTCCTTGAACTTCAATGGCAAGCAGCATAGTGCCGCTAGTTGTTACACTGCGATCTGTGCTGTTGCTTTCGCTTCGTGCAACAATCGTCCCCTTATCACCACCGTCAATGTAATAAGAAGCACCATATTTATACAGTGAATTTTCATTGCCGCTAGTGGCTTTTTGCACTAGGTAGCTAATTGGCAATGTTGGATTGGCAAGACTAGGGCTTGTTAATTGATTAGATTGCACGCAAATGGTGCATCCTCACCCATCGCGCTTCTCCAGTAGTTGTAGCGTCTGGAACATAAGCAAGAAAATGACCACCAACGGCACCATACCAGCTATTATTCCACTTTAAACATCGTGACTTTAGAAAAGTCAATATCCCATACGCTTGCTCGGGTGACAATATCACCATTCTCGTCAGTAACAAACGACCCATTGCCATATGTCACATTAGGGGAATCCGCTGTTCCGCCAATGGAAATTGTAAAACTATTCTTCCCAGGTGTGCGGTCTGAATAATACTGCGTACGAGTTTCAGCATCTAGCCGATCATGGCTAAAGTATTTACGAGGCACGCGATATTCGTATGTATAGCGATAATCTGCAGGAACCGTCAGAAATGCCGTTGCAACCGTTGCATTGCCATCAGAGGAAGCATTGCCGCCAATATTAAAACCAACCCCTCTCAAGCTCCTGTCAAACAATGCAGCGTGAACATAAGTAAGGCCAGCCCTTACGATCACCAGATCAGTGCCAGCAGTTCCTCTATCTCCATCGGAAACATTAGGAGTGCGAATGCCAGATTCATTGCTTTCAAATGCGCTTGTCCGTCTTACGCAATATAAATTTACTTCTTTATCTGCGACTGAACTTTGCCCACCACCTTGCACCTCAAGATAATAACCATCGCGTTTATCAAATGCACCAAACTTTTTAATATCAGTTGAATCAGTCGTGATGTTCATCCTCACGCCAAAAGTTGCGGCGCTAACACGACCCGGTTGATAACGGAAGAAACGCTTACTTCCTAAGATTTGATATGCATTTGTTGATCCCGCGCCAAGATTAATTTCTGCTGCACTTTCAGTTGCAATATGTGACGTGGTTCCTGTCCCTTCGCTTTCCCATTCATTAGGATTTACGTCATAAGTAGTAACGTCAGCAAAAATACCAAGCGCAACTTCAGAACGCGGGATGCCAAGAAGACTAAAGGCTAACTTCACTAATCTGCTGATTTTGAACATTAACAGGCACTGCGTCCTGATCAGACGCAATAACAACAGGCAGGCTATCCTTTGCTTGTTGCGGGCCAGGCGGGACTTGGTGCAGTACGGCCAACCGGTAACAACTGACAACGCCTTCCTTTAATGTATCAGCCATGTGAAGTTCCTACGGGGAAACAATTTGGAAAAAGTTTGTGTCAATAGTGACACCACCATTGATCACAGTGTCCTTGCTTCAGTCTATAAACTGAACCACCAAGATTAGCATCAGTGATGCCAGAAAGTGACGAAATTGTAAATGAATATGGCGTTTTGATAGGAAATTGCTGTCAAGCCGCTATAAATTGTATTACTCGTACCATCATAATTAATTCCAGAAACAGTTGTTCCGCTAAAAAACAACACGTTCAGAAGAGGCTAGCTGATGATTAACTTGACTTACAAATACGCCACTTGCAACGGAAACTAAATTAGATAATTTCTGCTGTGTCTCAATCCTCACATCCCAAAATAAAGAATCCGATGGAGCAGAAAGGTTGTTTGAATAAGTGGAGGGGAAGAACACGCCACCAACGACAAAGGGATCGTCGTATTCATCCCATATTGCAGCAGTTTGCGCTGAAGTAAGCCAAATTCTGATGCGACCAGCATCTAACGGCTCTTGCTTTTCAATATTAACATCTAAGATTTTTGTGAGTGTTGTGGCATCAGTTTTTTTCCATACAGCAGAACAAACATATACATCATTCAAATTAAAAGGATTGCCATCTTCATCTTGCAGCAAAATGCTCATGCCCTCAAAAAAATCACGACGAATCAAGCTAAGATTAACTTGAGGTATTGCTGATGTAGAAAGAAAAGTGCTCATGCTGCAACTTCGCGGTAAGTGAGCATTACTGCATAGTCAGCACTTCCCGTCAGTACGGCATTGATTTTTTCTCCGCTGTTGCTTTCAAATAATCCCAACGAGTTGCTTATTGTCAAATTACCATTAGCGCCAATATGCAATGGAGGCGTAATGTTAGTTGAAGCGCCGCTTTGCAATTGCACAGTGCAACCAGAATTAGCAGTAATTGCCATTGCCATGACACGCAATTTATTACTTGCAACAGCACCAATTACGTCGCTACTAACGCCACTAGCAACAAAAGCACTTTTTAGTACAGAAGTAAAGGCATCATTATGAACGACAAATGGATCAGCGTTAGATCCAGCGCCAGTAGCCTTTTACGTAAGCGTTATTACCAGTAGCATCAAAGTCCGAAAAAGGTTGGCCATATCAAAAGAATCAAAAAACAAATAAACGTTGGTTTTGTAATATTGTACCATCAGATCTGTTAAATGGTTTGAGAGGCTGTGAAAATCAAAACTCAAGGGGACTTGTCTGAGCTTTTGGTGCATCAGAAAAAGCAGACCTATCTCCATTGATAGTGATTGTAATAATTCTAGCTTGATAAGACGAATTAAGGACGTAATTATCAGCCGGAAATCTAATAAAATTACCAGCAGTTGTCCCAATTGTTACCCATTGCTCATCTACCGTATTCTTAATTTGCACTTAAAATGATTCGATGTCGGGATGATTGCGTGGCGGATTCCAGCACACGGCAGGGTTGATCGCATTCAATACTGAATAGTCAGAGAGCTGCGGGAAGTTCCAATAAATTTCGTTGTAAGCCATTAGCCGTAACTCTCCAATACAATTGTTGCGCCATCAACACGAGGCACTACTCTTGGCCTATTTGTTTCGCCGCGATAATTTGACAACAACGTATCTTGATCAGCGATGCTAAATTTGCTTTCATCATACAATGATGCCAATACTGTCACGATACCATCGTCCTCAACAAGAGACGTAACCCTAAATTTCCTGACGCTACTATCGTTTTCCTGCAACACCCAAGGCGCCGCTGCAACAGGAGAAGAGGACAATGGAGAGGAGAGATTAAGGACTGACGTGCTTCCTGCTCCGTTCGTGACAGATCGCGTTTCTATGCTGCCACTCGGCAACATAACTGAAACTTGATACGTTGAACCGCCTGCAATCGTGAATGGTGCGTCAATTGTGATTGCGCTTGTTGTTGCAGAAACAACTCTTCCTCCATAGCGCTTCCCCTCTTTCGACGGATCAGCAATTCCAATAATCTCACCTGGCAAGATGAATAGCCCTTCCGCCGAAACCTTAAACGTAACCACTTCAGTTTCCAGTTGATCGCTAAGCAGCGTCCAGCGGCCAATGCGTTGAGCTTGTCCTTGTGACGTGGTGCCTAAAGCCCTGATGGTCGTTTCTCTATAGCCATAGCGATCAAGCCCTGCTCTATCTTCAACATATTCCGTTTTCGCTTTGTATTGATCCTCGGGATCGTTCCATGACACCAAAGCAACTAGTTTTTCTTGCTTTACGAGCCGTTCCTTCGTATTGAAACGGAGGCGTTGACAATTCGCCTCTGTCGTCAGTTTCTTGCACAACATTAGCTGGCGAGAAGATTTTTGTCATCGCCTTGGGTTTGTCTTGAATGCCGACAATTGTGCCTTCGCTGAAATACAACATTCCACGAAATGCTGCTGCAATTGCGTTCAATACTTCATAAGCTTCTCCTCTGTTTGTGATGTAAGCATTAAACGTAAATCTAGGCTCAAAACCGCCACTACCATTAGGAACTAATTCGTCGCAGTATTGAGCAATGGAATAAAGCGAATAGCGATCAATATCGCTTTCGGTTACAAATTGCCCAGCGCCATACCTTGTATTTGTCAACAAGTCGTAAAACACCCACGCTGGATTATTGCTGTAGGCAGTCTTAAAAGTGCCATTCCATATTCCGCTATATGTTCGTGATTGCGGATTGTAATTAGTTGGCACCCGAAGCTTTATGCCTAAAAGCTCTGCAGCCAATGTCGGAATGGACGTAAAGCCTTCTGCCCTTGCCTTAGCGCCAATCAATGCTGTGTTGGGATAAGAAAAAGACCTTTCTAAAATTCCAACAATTGCCTTAAAAAACACTTGATAAACATGTTGTTTATCTTCACCACTCCTATCCACCGCATCAGCGCTATTCATTTCAACTTGCACCACCCACGGTCCAGTGCCAGTTAAATTAAATTCATATTCAAAATCGACAGGAGTTCTGCTTTTTCCATTGATTGTTTTTTGTGCATTAATAAAATTACTTCCACTTTGTGGTCTAATGCGAATTGTAAAGCTAATACTATTCGCAGTTACGTCACCGTTTTTTCGTTTTACTTGATAAAGAGCAGAAATGCCAATCCTTACTCTGAGTTTATTTAAATCGCTACTAACAGTAGTTCGCGAAACTGGACCGACGCTCCTCTTGACTTCAACGCCAACGGCTTGTTCAGTGCGAACATCATCAAAACCTGGTAGCGGTTGTTGCGCTTGCGTGCCGGTGCGATAACCAACACTTAAATATTGTTGATCGAAATTGTATGTGCCATCATCATTTTGAATTGGCACGCCATCGAAGAATGTCTTCTGCAAAGGCTGCACGCCGCTCTCAAAGCCCTCTATCTCGCCCTCAGATAAGATGCCAAGGAACGAGGCTTCGGCACGGCTTCTAAGCGACTCTGGATCTTCCTCTGGCGGATCGGGCGTGCGGCTTCCGCCGCCGCCTCCGCCACCTGAGCCACTAATCCAATCTTGTTCTTCGAGATTTTCAAGTAAATCAGCCATTACACAGGAACCGCTTGCGTTGTGATTGCAGAAGAAACAATCAATGGCGAATTAGCGAGAAATTTGCCGTACAGCACTGGAATGGGACGCCCCTGATTTGTTAAGTCTGCCGCACGATCAAACAAAAAACTATCCCGCCTTTGCACATCAGAATTGGGATCCGCTATTTGTGGCTGAGGCGTAAGCAATTGTGAAACACCATTTAACACCAATGAAGCACCAACAGTAAACAGCAAACCACTACCTAATGCGAACTTGCCTCCAGCAAAACCCGCAAATAAACTACCAGCAGCAACGCTACCACCAAACGAAACAAAAGCCAAACCAATTAAAGCAACGCCTAAAATAATCTTGCCAACAGAACCGGCGCCTCCAGAAATGACAGGCGCAATAATAAGACGATCACATGGCATTAATACGTTTTCGTGTTCCATTCCATCGCAATCTTTATCAACTAACTTGAATACAATATTGTTCTCATGAGCCGTAATTAGATATTCCTTAAAGACCATTTAATTGATTTGATAATGCTGAAATTACGTCACGAGGCGAACGCGCAACAAATTCATGCTTCCTGCCAAACTTCCGCCCAAGCTCTCCCAACAACTTCACTTCAATAGTTTTCATTACATCATCCTCCGATGGCGTAAAATTTTATTGGTGTGCTTTTGCCAATAACCACCATAAATACTAGCTTCAGACAGTCTACCAGTTAAGTGATGATAAAAGACGCCGGAAGACGAATTATGTAATATGGCAACATGATTGGGAAAGTTACTTTGTAGTTGCATAAGAAAAATATCTCCTCGCCTGATGTTGTCATTTATCTACTTCAACAAAGCCTTGTTTTTTAAAATTTTTTTTCAAACATTCGCCATTCGCTGCTTTCCCATTCGCGCTCTTCACCGCGTTCAAAGTCATCTAAAGCAATGGAGAATTCATTGCTGTAATAATCACGCACAATGCCATAACAATCGTAAATACCATAAATCCAAGGGCGTTGTAAATATGGCGCCTTACCAGTAGGGTCCATATAATGCCATTCATCAGTCCCCAAACAATACATCACCCATGGCAAATTAATTTGCTTACAAGCCTTGATGTCGTCTTTGCTAAATTTATTGTCAAACCCTAGATGAGAATGAAACACAACATCAATACCAAGTTCATCAACACGGGCAAAGGCTTCCGCGCTAATAGAAAAATATTTCGATGGATCGGGATTGGTATTCTTGCATGGCCAAAACTTTTCACCAGCAATCAGCCCACAACTTTCTGCGCTTTCATGCTTCCGTGCATGCGCCACCATGTCGGCCTTGAATGCAGTCCAGTCTGTTGTCATTAAATAAGCGCCCCAGGGAAACCACCGAACGGCAGTGTGCCATTTGGGAATCTTAACCTACAACTCTCCACGCGCTTACCACAAACATCAAGATTGGGGTCGCTCGTAGCTTGATCAGTGACAGTAGCAACTGGCCCGCCCGTATTAACCACATTCGCTACTACGATATTGCCATTGACAATAATTTTGCGTAATAATTCGCCGTGGCAATTTTAAACCTTCTAAGTCAAAAATGCTTGCCAATTGCCAAGTAATAGTCAGTGCGTTTTCGCCTGTTTTTCGCTCAATGTAATAAATGTCAATTGGAAACTCTTGAGTAGGGTCAGCGCCAGGTTCTCCGTCCAAATACTTGGCTAAAGTTCTGCGTCTTGTTACCTTCGCGCCAACCAAATCATCCAAACTACTAATCACTTGCGTAAATGTGCCAAGTACATTTGCCACGGTTAAAGTTAGGCTGAGCAATCTGACCAGTAGTATTTTTGTTCATTAACCAGCAGAAATAATGGGCAATGGATCATATGTATTACCCTTCCATTGCACCTTTGTATTATCAGGCTTTAGCTGATTTGTAAAATAAAATTTATCGTTTGAATCGTTAGTAATCACGGACAAGTCAAGATCAAACATCTCGACAATGCCATCATGCCAATTTTTTTGTACGTCAGTTTCAAGTGTCATAAGTCATAAGCCCTCTTCACCTTAAATGCAAATACATTTGACCCAGGCCCAGATGAACGCCACGTCCATGTATTGCCATCAAGTCTGTATTTATACACTTGCGTGTCGTTTGTAAATTTAGCATAAAAATAATCGCCTTCCAACGCTGATAATGCAGATTCAATATTAGCCGCTTGCGCGTCAGATAAAGGCAAGGTTTCAATGGAATAACGATAGTCTTGGCTATTAATGCCATCAGGGCTATTTGTTCATATCCATCGCCAAATTGCACTGTTTTTACGCGAGATGTGCGTTCAAGACTTAACGTATCAACAATGGGAATGTCTGTTGCATTAGCCAACACTTCTGTCATTACAAAAGAGCACGAATACGAATCTTCGCCTTCTGGATTCCATGACCATTGATTGGGCTGCAAGCGATAAAGCCTTGGTGCCGTGTCAAGATAAGCCTTGGAGTAAAATGTGCCCCCATTCAATCCAGTTAAAATGTCCTCTAAAGCCAATGCCGCTGCTCGTGACATCGGCTTCGTCGTGATAGATGCTGTCTTTATTGATTTAGACGTGATGGCAGGCGTTGCAGTGCCAGATGATGATGCAATGCGAAAAATATGCGCCGATACGGTTTGATCTTTGAGATTGCCCGTAATCAATGGCAAATTCGACCGTAGGCTCATAAAGCCTTTCAACATTAATTACAAAAACGTTTGACCGTAGGGCCAATGACCCGCCACGGTCCAAGTGTCATCAATAATTCGATATTTATACTGCTGGTTATCAAAGTAAAACTGGCTAAAGAAATAACTGCCACGTAATGCTTGTAGTTGTGCGTCAAGTGAATTTGCAATATCGTTATCAATGGGAACAGTAGTTATTTCATATGCCGAAACGCCAAGTTCATCCGTTGAAGGACTTGCCGTACCAGATGATGCTGCAAGTTTAATTCGCTCACCAAAAAGATTTTCTTGTTACTTCAAGGCCATATTCACATGGAATTGCAAATGTTGGTTGTGTCATTAGCGCCTATTTGCCAATACGCCACCAGGGCGCAGTTCTTCAATGATAACTTGTTTTACTGCTCCTTCAAGTTTTACGACCAAGATCATTACCACTTGAGTTGCCTTCAGTGCGAGCCTGAACCGTTGCTTACGTTCACTGTAATGTTGCTGATTATATTCTTTCCTATCCGCCCCCAACGCTCAACGGGAAGTGGACTTTCCATCAGGGAGCGGCACGATAGCTTCGTTGTAACGCCCTTCGCCAACGAGGCCAAAGCGTGGGGCCTGTGACGACGCCGCCATTGGCAAAAACCCTTGCGCTAAAGAATGTTCCCATGCCAAAACCGGCTTGAGTGGCTTGACCGGCAGTCATAGTTGCGCCGCCAGAAGACTTAAGAGCCGGTGCCGCTCCGCCTGGCAGCAAGCTGCCAACAAGGCCAATTGTTTCATGACCACCCATTGACTGATCATTCGCGAGGCCATATCAGCAAACATTTTCCCAACGTTTGAGAAGAAATTTGCCAGCGATTCTTTAGCTGAAGATGCTCCAGTGATGATGCTATTGAATGAAGCGCCAAATGCTTCTCCAATGCCTTGAGCTGATTCAATGACAAGAGTTTGAACGCTTGTCAGTTGATCAAGCTCTCTACGCAGATCACGCATGGCAGCCTCAAGTGTGCCGGGAAGAGCCGTCGCTTCGACTTGCTGGACTGCAGCTTCGCCTTGTTCAGGAGTGATTGCCCCTCCACCGACCATTTCGTAAATTCGCTTGATAATGCGTTCGCGCTCTGCCAGTGCTTGGTTTTGCTCGTATTCCCTTTGAGTGATTTCACCGTTAGCGAGACGCACTTCATTCATCAAATTTCGATAATCGATGGCCAAATTTCTTCGCCGCTCTTCTTGCTGCTCCGCTTCTTCTATACCTTCGTAAACAGCTTTTGACATGCCCTTGAAAACTGCAGTGCGTTCTGAATCAGCTTTGCGCTGAGCTTCTTGCATGGCGTTATATTTCTGGTTCATCAACATATCACTTTCGCGAATACGCAAAAGCTCTAGTTCAAGATTTTAATTGAATCAGTTTTTAACTCGTTATAGCCTTTTAGTCCTTGCTCAATACCAGCTTCCTGTTGCCTGATTTTTTGCCTTAATGTCAACTCTTGAATGCTCATGTCTACACGCTCTTTAGCTCCTTTACCGGTCTTGCCAGTGCCAGTCTCTTCGCCGCCGGAAAGGTCTACTTTTTGCCGAGGGGGTAGCGTTGCAGTTACTCGCTCCCCTGCGACACGTTCTGCATTTCTTGCTGCTCTTTGCGCGTCTATTCTGGATTGAGTGGCTACTTGTGCGCTTTTTTCCGCTGCAGCAACACGAAGATCTAGTTGTTGCTGCGTGACGCTTGTTCCCTTTCTTCCAAATACGGGGCCTTTCTTTTGTGCCGCCGTGGCTGCTTGTAATTTAGTCAATGCTGCAGATTCTTTTGTCTTGGCAATTGCCAGTTTTGCGCGTGTGCCAGCAACATCTCCGGCGCCAGCCATTGCGTCCAATTGCTTCCTCAGTTGCGCCACATCACTAGCCGCTTGCCTTGCGTTGTCGCCAACGTCAAGCATTGCGTTTGCAATTCCGGCAATTACCAAAGAAATGCCAGCAGTCGCAAGTGCAGTTAATGCTCCAGTAAATAACACAGCAGAAATACGAGCAGCTCTAAAAGCGTTGCGAAGCCCAAGCATTCCCCTGGTCAAGCCAGCAATCCACACCGCAAATTGCTTAGCCTGTGCTGCTGTCATGGCGGCAATAAAATTGTAAAGAGCTGCAATGGTGGGGACGAGGCCAGTTGCTTTTAATAATCCAAACGCTGCCGTCAACGCGCCAACTGCGCCAGTAAAAACAATCAACCCTCTACCTAAATTTGTATTCAGAAATTGAAGTGCTACTGTAGTTACGCCGACAATTGCAGGAGATAATTGCAGGAAAAATTGCCCAAGAGATGCAATGGAAGATGCAGCATTTTGAACCGCAGGTCTTAATTGCTCAATTGCTTGATATATTGCCATCGCTCGCGGAGAGAGAGCTTTAGCGGCATCTGCAGTGTCGGTAAAGTTGCCACTTAAGACAGTAAAAACATCAGTAACATCTTTGATAAAGGATTGAATTTTTGGTCCAAATGCTTGAGCAAATTGATCAACAATTGGCGACAACGCCTCATACATTAACTGAAGGGAATTGTTAATGTTGGTGATTGCGCCTTGAAGTGTTTTTCGCTGCGCCCTCAGCGCCTTTCCCAAACCTTTCGTCAAGCACAATGGCAAGATTATTGAAAACTTGTCCCATTGCATCGCCGCTTAACTGACCGTCTTCCATGGCCTTCTTAAAGTCAGCCATAGACATGCCAGCCGCATCAGCCATAAGGGATAATGCGCCAGGAATAACGTCACCCAACTGCCCCGTGACTTCCTCGGACATAATTTTGCCCTTAGATGCCATTTGAGAGAAGGCGTATGTCACGCGATCTACTTGGTCAGGCGTAAGAGAAAGTGTTGCGGCTGCTTGAGAAATACCAGTAAACAATCCTTGAATAGTCCCTTGGTCAATACCAGCGGGCTCCATTGAGGCATAAAGACGCGCAAAACCAGTACGCGCACTTTCTAATGGCACATTGAATCGTTGAACCGTGTCTGAGATGAATTGAAGCGATTGCTCAAATGCTGGACCACCGTCGGTGATGGCCATTAACTGATTTTCAAAACTCGCCAAAGAACGAGCCGCTTCAAATGTTTGAGCTGGAATATTAAGAATGAACGCAAGTGCTTTGTATGCTGTGCCAAACAGTAAAACTTGCTTAATGGCGTTTCCAAACTCTCCGCCAAGTTCAGCCACTGCGCCAGTCAACGGCAGACGAGCTTGCTGTAGTGGCGCCATTGCTTGCTTAAGGCCAGATAACCGTTGATTGAGCCCTCTGAAGCCACCGGGACCACTCGGCGGTTCGCCGCCGCCTGAAGGCAATGGCGACTGATACGGTACAATCGCACCACCGCGAGGAGGCTGCGCAAATGGCCTGAATGGTCCCGCAGCGCCACTACCTCCAGCCCCAAGCGCAAAAGCCCCGAGGCCCTTCTGCCATAATCCTTGCAGCGCGTTCTGCGGAACGTGCTTGTGCTTGAGCGATGCGACGAGAAACAGTGTCTCCTGCTCCGCCATACATCGCAGGGGGTCTACCCACTGCAGATGGCAACAACCCTGCAACTCGTGATGGCGCAAGTTGTGCTTGACCAATTTCTCTTACGCTAACCTGCCTCACCCTTTGATTTAATGAATCAACAAAGGCATAGGCAGCTCCACGCAAAATCCTTTTCAGCTCATCACTGAGATCAGTTGGCAAGTATTTAGCAGCAAACCTCGACCCGCCAGGAAGAGCGCCTTGAGTGACTCCAGGCAGTGCCCTGCCAGTTGAAGAAGGGCCAATCGAAACGCCGCGAGATGGAACAGTCGCAGGAAAATCAATAGCAGGAGGAAGTCCTTCGCGCTGCTGCTTGCTGCCGCAGCGCTTCGGGATCAATTCCCGCCATATACATGACAGCGCGAGCAATTTTGATCGAAAAAAGATCTCTTAATCTTCCTTGGACCACTGTCTTGCATTTGGTTTTTAATATTGCCCAAAATGTTTTCGGCAACATCATCGTTCAAATCTGTAACAAGCCGATCAATGAGCGGGCTTTTCTTAAGCTTGCTAACGCCCGAAATGCCCTGCTCTTTTGCGAGGTTTTTAAGCTGTACGACAGTAAGGTCATCAAGGGCTTTTCGTAAACGCTCACTACGACCAACCCCAACAGCGCCACCGCCTCCAGACAGCCCTTGTGTACGCATATATTCAAACAGGCCAGCAGCACCAGCGGACGTGGAGGCAAAGCCGCCCGCTTGTGCCACATCGGCCTGCACTTTTACCTTGATGCCGGAAAGTTTACCTTGAACTTCTTTCTTAAAATCACGCACATCCGCTCGTGTGATGGCAGGGCGAATGGTCGCGGGAATCCTAATTTTTCCGCCAGTTCTAGAGAGGACATTACTCCCCTTGATTCGACGATTTAATTGCGCAACCGTTGAAGTGATGTCACGCTGAGATGCCGCAGCGCGAATGCTGACAGGGATTTCTACAGCATCACGTTTCGCAAGAGCGTCAAGACGCGCTTGAATTTGGTCAAATTGTTTATTAGTAAGCCCGCCAACTATATTAAGTTCAACATTAAACTTCTTGTGTTTTATCGCCCTGTCTAAATTTCTTATTTCATTGTTAAGGACTTGCCTGTTGAACTTTACCTGCAACTGAGCAGTGAATTCACTCTGAGCAATATTGACAGCTTTCCGCATTTGCTGGCGGAAATACGCCAGATCCAAGCCTACGCCAAGTTTTAACTCAGGAGCCATATCAAATGCGCCAATATTTTACAGTTTAGCTCTATTCTACATCTCTTGAGGATGCGTTTTTAAGCTCATCCGCAAGCATGCTAATAACTTTACCATTCATCCTTCTTGTTTTCATCAAACGTTTCAATACTTTCAAGCTTTGGTCAGTGATACCATTCTCTTTACGCTGTTTTCTTGGGTCAAACGGCAAGAAATCTTCAGCACTCGCTTTTGCTTTTTTGCCTGCTAATGCACTAACAACAACATTGCCAAGTTTTGCTGTTGATACGCTATGGAGATTAATTTTGTTAACATCTTGCTTTTCTATCCATTTCATTGCAGCCACTACGTCTTGCACACGTTGCATGCCAAAACTCTCCGCATGCCATCGACTGTCTTTATAGTCAGAAGACGACAAGCGAAAATAAATATCGTTCCAATTTGTAAGTTTTTTTAGAACTCGTCGGGCTCTTCTTTCAAGTTTTTCGGGTTCGGAGAGGCTTTCGTCTTCTTCGGCGCTTTTCCCAGGTCGGCCTCCTTCGTTTCTAGCTTCTTGCTCAGATACAATAAATTCCATCATCTTTGCAATCAACGAACGCCCCATCGCTTTGGTGTCTTCAATGGACCAATCGTCAACACGAGTCCATTCGCCATCAATCATTGCTTCACCACGACAACGGATGAACGTAGTAGCCATGCGAGCATTGTTTGCCTCCACACCACCAGAACCATCCAACATGCTGAGAGTTTCTTCGGCAAAATCTTCTAGTAGCTCCATTTCGTTCAAGCCGCTACCACCTTGCAACAAGTCAAATGCTTCAGTCAATGGAATGTCCTTAGCTTTTTGCAATGCGCTTAGCAAGTTGCACGGCACGAATTGTTGCTTGGCTTTGATTTTTACTCGCTTCTTCTTGCTCAATAGCTTCAGCCACCAGCCATCCGCCATGCTTCTGTAGGCGCAATGTAGGTAGTAGCTCAAAGTATTCTGGCTCTTTACCTTGAAGGACGAAACTATACTTGCTCATGGCTAAGGATGTTTAATACAGCGTTGAAAAGCCTTCACTTTTTCGCTCCCTGAACGAATGTCGTAAGGGATTTCAACGATCAAAGAATGATGTTCGTTATAGATTCTAGTGGTCTCTTCATTGAAAAGCAATAGCGCAAAGGATTCCAACTTCCAAATTTGTGCCATTAACTTTGCAATTTATAGCATGAAGACGATTATCTTCACTCCATAGATAATCAATTTGCATTTAGCTTCTCCAGATGTTGACCAACTCGTAATTTAAGGGCCTTGCCGGGAGCTTTTCTAAAGAAAGACGATGGAATGGAAATATCATCAGTGAATGGCCTGCCAGGGTGGTTTTTAGTGCCTTCATGGACGTACCAAGCATAGGAATCTCCATTCGCATTAGTTGCTGCGCTCCAGTCCCAATTTGCTTTTATCCCATTTGCGCTCTTTTGAATATCCAAGCTATCTACACCCGCCTGGTATAAATTACCAAGGTCGTAAATATTACGAGGACTGAAAACAACTTCGCCGTTTTTTCGTTTTGTCTCTTGATCCCATAGCCACTTGTCTTCCTTGAACTGATCGTCCCAATGGGCGTCGTTAATGTCTTCTTTTGCCCATTGCTCAAAGCCATCCATCAAGGCTTTTTTCAATAAGCTCCATTCCAACAATTTTTTGCAGTGATGGCCATTATGGTTCAGCGTAAAGACGACGAATAGTCATGTCAGGAATAATAATCCTGCATCTTTCATAAGCAATGTCATCGCCAGGCGTATAGCGAAAAGTTGCATCAGGAAAACGCCGTGCCATTCGATCCATTGCATCAGCAATTTCCTTTCCGTCAGGATTGTATTGAACCAATACGGTTTCCCATTGTTGCAAAACTGTTGCAATGCCAACACCTGCTTCTGGTAACACTTCAGGGTATTGACGAATCGTAACTTCAAGCCCCTTCACTTTCCTATTCTACTCGGTACGCTTTTTTGTTCCACCACATAAACAAGCAGGCACTTCCGTCGCATCAGGGAAAAGTAATATTTACCTAATCAAGGTTTGGGCTATCACCTAAAAGCGTAACAATTGAGTACTCTAATTTGTGTTATGTCCATAAGAAAAGGCTACCCCATATAGAGGAGCCTAGCAAAGATCAATGGAAGAAAATCAGTTGGGAGCGGTCGGGATGATGGTGCCGCTGGAAGTGGCATTTTGGTGAATGCCAATACGACCACGGCTTTGAAGGTCGAAAGTAACCTCGACGAGATTTATCAGCAGGATAGCTTTCGTTGTAGTTCATCACGCAAGCAACAAATGCCACGCGATCGTAGTAGTAAGTGACGCCAGAAACACCCAGATTGCTTGTTGATTTTCAACATACACTTCATGGTTCTTGTCATAGCGAGAAGCAGTAATCACTTGGAATGCTTCATCAAAGCTATTAGGGACAAACACCGTACCATCAACGTCTTTCTGGAAATAAGACGTGATAGAAGCCGTGGCGGCAGAAGTGACGATCACGCTATCAGAGAAACCACCACCACCAAGGAGATAGAATTCCTGATTGCCGTCGTTAAACGCCACAGAAGCCGTCGTGGCGGCTTGGAGGGTATAGAGAGTAGGAGCGCCGCTTACGGTGAACGTAGCGCCGCTCTGGGTGATCACAGGGCGTGCAGTGCCGCCAATCGAGCCAACACGCACAATAACGTCTTGGCTCTTAACCAGTTCAGTTGGATGATAGAGAGTCATTGGTCCTCAATGGAAAGAGAAATGGTTTTAAGCGTTCAAGACGCTTCCGTTACCAACCAGTCTAAATATGCCCCTGATTGGTGTGCCGAGAAACTGCCAGTAATGCTCAACAAGTTGCTCGTTAGGTAATAGCTCAAATCTCCCTTCCCTTCCATTAATGGTTGCTGCTGCACTGGAACCAGGCGTAACTCCAGAAAATACAAGAGGGTTTGTTAATCTTCCCTCCATGTAAACAGCAGTATTGTCGCTCCCCAGTAAGTAATCGTATTGTGGATTGCGTTTTTGCGTAAGAGTTGCGTAATAAGTGATGCCCGTTGCAGAGGCAACATAATTACCAGTCTCAGCGTCAACGGTATAGCCAGAAGCCACCTGCCAAACCAATGTGGCATTTGCAAGTGGTTGCAGGCTATTTGTCATACCACAAAACCAACTGAAGATGAAGGAATGGTGTTGAGCAGTCGCTTAAACTCCTTGCCGTATTGCGTAGCATCTAAACCTTTGCCATAAACCTTGCCTTCAGTAGCGCCAATCTGAATGCCCATTTGAGCAAGTTGAATGGCGATAATGTGAGCGGCAAGATGTTTTACGGCTCTATCGGTTTGATTGCCAAACAAATCAGCAGAAGCATCTGCGGTGGCCTCCTCAATTGCTCCGTTCACAATTCCCGATGGGTGGGGAGTGAATTCAGGAAAGCGCTCAAGAAATGAAGAATAAGTGACTGCCATAATTAAGCATTTCCAGTACGGATGGCTTCTTTTGCGACGGTTGATTGCATTGCGAACGCGAACACGTCCTTCAATCTTCTTCCATTCTTCAAGCTTTTCCTCGTCGTGAATCAATTCGATACAACGAAGAGCTTCAGTGAGCGGGAACCCGGCAAGTGTTTTCACACTATCAGGAATCTTGTCTTCCTTAATTTCTGCCTTAAGTTCCTCAATGGCCCCAATAGCCATTAGGCGTTTTACTGCTCCATTTTTCCTAGCGACTTCCCATTTTGCATCTGGAACGTCGTGGTTCATGCCAGGGGTAAGTTGAATAATACCACTGTCAGTAATAACACCAAACCCAACCTTCGCGAGGAGGATTTTCAAGTTCAGGGCGATAAGCGATCAACATTGTTTTGTTCAATAAGAACTGCCAACATCTTAACGCCCTTTTACTTGATTGACCTTACGATCAGAATCAGGTGGCCTGAACGTAAATCACGCTCTTGGGATAGTAGATGGACACGCCACCAACACGAGCATGAGCAGGAACAATGAATTCCAGACCACGTTGCTGAGGCGGGAACAGTTCCAGAGGCTGCGGGATGTGCAGTTGAAGCTTCTCAGGATCGCGCTTATAAACCACCATACGGTTGGTAATAAGGCTGCTATTATCAGCATCGAGCTGATTGATGGCTTCGATGTTGCGGATGTAAGGATTGGTCCGCAGGAAGTATTCAAGCACGGTCACATCAGAGGAATCAGAGTTCCGCTGAGTGGAAACCACGTTGTAATCTTCGTAAGCCATCAGAATGGTGTCGGGCTGCTCAACCATTCTGGAAGCATTAACGATTGCGCTAACGCCATAGTTCAACAGATCCAACATCTCCTGAGAAGTGGTGCCGCTATCAGTGAACCACTTATCGGCGGTGTAAACATCAACAGTGGAGTTGTTGAAGAAACCAGTCAGGCCGACAGCAGACTCACCGAACATAGCGATGGATTCCACTTTCTCTTCATAAGCACGACGCACAGCAGCAGCACGGCGTTGCTCAAGGGCAATGTCAGCCATTTGAGCAGCACGCAGTTCCTGCACTGTGTAGCCGAAAGAACCACCAATGGAACGAATGTTGATGGTTTTCTCGACTTGCGTCACATCAGCCCGAGGCAGATCATCAGCAGCATCAGAAATCACCTTGAACTCACCAGTGGAGTCCATCACACGGTAAGTGTAGGTTTGAGCGCCAGGACCAGCTTCAGACGTGACAGGCAGAATGGTCGGATACTTAATATCCGCATATTTCGTCTCAAAGATTTGAGGACGAATAAACTCAAGCTGAACGGTTTAAAAACAGTCCAGCTTCAGCATCGTAACGAGCAACAGTCATGGAGGGCCTCCTATCAGGAATCAGCGGAAAGAGTGAAGCTGGGGCCGTTTAGCTCCAGGATCGCAATACCCGACGTAGTGGTGCTAGTCAGGAAACGAGCGTTAGCAAGGCGAACGGTTTTACCAGACGCAAAAGCGTGGGAGAATTGACCAGCCTTGCCAGTGCCACTTGCGGAATAAAGCACACGTACAACCGAAGCGGGCGTAACAGCACCAGTCACATAAACAGCAACAGCGCCTTCGTTAGCTACGTTCAGCGTCATGCCGCTTGCAGCAGCGGGACGACTATCGGAATCAGTGGTTTGCTCATCAACGTAAGTGAGCACATTCACGCCAAGCACGGTGTCGCCAGTAGCGGCAATGGTCTTTGCGGAATTAGCGACAGTACCAGCAGAGTTGTAAACAACAACATTACCAAAAGCAACTTTACCGGCTTCAGCAATTTGCGTGGAAATGGTGTTGTCACGAATGTCGCTCAGTTGACCCTCAAGGAGAGCCTGATGAGTGAGGTCATAAGTGGACTGGACGCCGCCAGCAGCAGCAGTACCAGATGCGGTGAAAACGACGGCCATAATCAGCGAGCCTCCTTAGAAGTGGAGAGAGGGTTCTTCCAAGCATTGGTCGTGTTTTCCCAGTAGGAATCCTTCGCAACACCAGGAGAAGCGATGGAAGAAACTGCTTTGCGGAGTTCTTCGGTTTCAGCGGAATCGCCACGAGGAGCAGCAACTTCAGTGAGAGTATCAAACATGGCCATCACATAATCGTCAGACTTCTCGGACAGATCAGAGTCGCCACGCACTGCCTTGACAGCAGCTTCCATGATTTCACGAGCAGACTTGCCAGAGAAATCAAATTCGCTGTCAACAGTTTTACGAGCTTTGTCAATAAGAGCAATGCGCTCTTCCACCATGGAGTCAAGATTAACTTGCTTGGCAGATTCAAGCTCAGCTTTCAGGCTTTCCACTTCTTCAGACAGTGCATCAGCACGACCTTCGGCAGAATCAGCCTTGCCCTTCATTTCTTTTTCTATAGCCATCATGTCTTCCTTCATTTTGGAAGCCTTGGCCATCATGTCTTCGTATTGTTTTTTCATGTCCTCGTAGGACATTTTGGCGTCTTCGCGTTCTTTAGTGATCGCCAGAGCAACGCTCTCGCTCACTTCAAACTCAGCGCCATCGAACACAACCTTAGCGGTCATAGATGGTTCCTCAAGTTGTTTAATAAGAGAGGGATCAGCGGCATCTAGTCGATCTAGATGAAGCTTCACCTGAGGGCCTGCGCGGCCTCTACGGACTACGGCAACATGATTACCACTAATGGATCTTTGAATCCCGTCGTAGTTTTCGCCGTCTTCTGTGACGCCAGGCGTCGGGTCATATTCGACCTTATAACCAGCGCTCACTTCTTTTGCATCACCTCGCATGATTCGATTAATAGAATCTTGATCAGTAATGGTCATGACTGCACGAACAAAGCCGTCGTCATAAAACCACTTCTGAACCAGTGAAACCAATCTGATAATTTTTAGTGTTATCAGAATCGAGAAGCGATGGAGGATGTTCAAAAGTGATGACCTTGCTTGCAAATGAAGCGAGGCTCTCAGGGGACGCCACTTCATCTTTCGGTCGATATTCACGCCGAATTGAACCATCCGCATCGGTGTAATTTTGAACACCAGTGCGAGCAATAGTTGACCACGCCCGAAGATAACCTTCAGGAGTGAGTTCATATTTATCAATTGGCGCTACATCGTAGCGAAAGCATGTGTCGCCCATGTGTTAACAATAGCCCATGAATCAAGGTAGAATGTTAAAAATTATGCAATAGCGCATAAAATGCAGCATATTTTAGCCAGCAAGACTGACGTGCTAAAGCTTTCCTATGGAGAAGCAAAGGCAATTATCGCTTCTCGCATTAAAGCAGCACGCATGAATTGTGGCATGTCGCAAAAAGACGTGGCCATTGCGCTGCATTGCAATCAAAGCACCATCTCACGCCTAGAAAAGGCAGAAATTCAACCAGATTTCTTGCAGATCAGGGTGATGAGTGGATTGTTCGGCGTAAGCATTTTATGGCTTGGTGGTTATCCAAGTTTTATTGTTAATGCCGCTCAGTCTTCATCATCTTCATCGCGAAGGTCATTTAATTGACTTTCCACTTCTTCCATGACATACGCTTTAGCAATAGCTTCCGCTTCAAATACCAACATCTTTATCGACTCAAATTCATCACTAGCCTTGTCATAGAAACTTTCGACAAAGATATGAGTTTCGTCGAGGCGGCCATTCTTAAACCTTTGCTCTTGAACAAGTTTCCAATTAGCAGTGTCACGATGCTCATGAGCGGAAAGAATTGACAAAGCTTGCATTACGCCGATGCCACTTTCTTCTTCTTCCATCGTCATAAATTCACTCATGATTGTTCTTTGCGACCTTCAACCATTTTAATAATACGATTTGCCCAAGCACGACCCGCATCTCCGCCCCATAATCTCCATGCGATATAACCCGCATCATCCTCCCCTCCGCTCTTGTTTTTCTCGTGACGAGAGAAGAATGCTGCCATGCGTTTAATGGTGGCGTAACTGACTTTACCACCACCGGCAAGATCAGACGCACGAGCTACACCACTGCCAATGCCCTGCTCACCAGCCTCCTGCGTAGAAAGACCTCCTTTCTTATGCTTTTTCCTTAACTCTAAGCCGTGACGCGCTGCAGCTCTTACGGACGATGGAGGGGCAAACGATTCAGCGTCGCCCCTCAGTCCTTTCCCAGCATGGCCTCAAAATAACCATCCCAGTATTCATCACTTTTGCTTTTGCGGCTCATACCAGCTTCTGACAAGGCAATGGCAATTGCTTCCTGCCTGCTCTTGACCGGTTCGCCGCTGCTGCTTTTCAAAGTGCCAGCTTCAAATTCACGCATTACAGTACGAACTTTTTCGCGGCGTTCCTTTACTGTCATGATCAAAAGAGTTTTGATTAAATTCTAGTATAAAAAAGAAACCCTTTTCCATTAATATTCCACTCTTCAATGTTAAAAAGGTTAGAGTTGGCATCGTAAAATTTTTCACAAGCTTTCGTTACATCGGGAATGGAGCAGCCATTTGGAGGTCCGCTTTTGTAGTCATCTACAACAATAACACCCCCTTTGTTCATGTTCGGGGCGATGCGACACAAGTCTTCTAAACAACCATCATAAGTATGATCGCCATCGACCATCGCATAATCAATGCCAAAAGGATATTTTTTGGCAAAAAAATCTGTGGTCATAATCGCACGAGAACTTCCTTCAATAGCATCAAAAAATGGGAAAGCATTTTTTAATTTTTCAACCATTAGCTTGCCGTAAGGGTTGATGTAATCAAAATTGATGTCAATTGAAATGAAGGTTTTTAACTCGGTGCAGTTATTTAATACGGCAACAGAAGATCGACCCGTGCAAAAACCAGTTTCAATTGCGTATTCAATATTTTTGTTTTTCAACAAATTTGCGATACATGCATATTGGTCAAGGTTGAAATGCCCCTTTTCACACCAAAACGGAGGATTGAGATTAGTTGTCATGTTAGTAAAATTTTATTTTAATTAATTTGAACTCTCCCACATTGCACACCAATCAATCAATGGTGGCATCGTGTTGTGATTGTCCAAATGAAACGCAAAGGAAGGAATAGGACTCAAGCACAACATGTCATCACGTTGGTAAAGTTTACTAAAAATAGCATCAAAACCTTGACCTTGTTGGTTTTGCTCCATTAATGGCACCATTACTTTCGTTGCCTCATCCAACGCATAGCGATTCATTAACACTGTCATCGTGGTGTTATAGATTTGACGATAATAAGTGTCAGCAGGACGCATGATGTGTCCTTTCTTTCGTACATCGCTTTCTCTCGTGTAACGATCAGAGTAATCCGATGGATGAAGAATGATTCCTGAATAGTCCCTAAAGCCAGCACCGCGTTCAAACGCTCCTTTCATGTCAGGGATCAAGCAATCAAAAGCACCATCCCAGAACAAGTAATCGTCCTCAATAAAAAATGTCCAGTCGCTGTCTTCTTCGTTGGCAATTGCAAAGGAGTCTAAAATGCTTTCCTTCAGTCCTGAATAACTCCGTTGCATCAATACGTCGCAATCACTAAGCCCCTCAAGAAGACGATCAGAAGCGCGATCAGCAACAACAACAAGCTCAACTTCATCCCGATAACTATCAAGACTATTCAGCAAGCTTTTGTAACAACGTAACGCAACTTCAGTTTTGTCATTAGAGAAAAAACGATGCTTAGCGTGAATGCCAAACACTTTATCTGTGGTGCGAAAAATAATCCTCATGGTTTCACTCCATTGTATTTGGTGTAAAGTTGATGCATTGCGTTGATATGCTCCTCTGTTGCTACACGCATGCCTTCTGCTGTGTGATGCGTGACAAATGGATTCACCGAAGGAAAGACCATAATCTTGCCGGCATTTTGCATTGATTCACAAAAGGCCCAATGCTCGCACCCTTGATCTCCGTTCCATTGGGCATCTTGCTCAATCACGTCACAGTATCGCATTGCAGCAATGCCGCCAAATGCAGACTTTGCTTCGATTGGCTCATCACGCTTCCAGCGTTGTCGATCAGACTCGGCGATGGAAGGGCAATAGGCAAATGTAATGCCTGGCACGTCATTCTTGCCAATAAATGCCCATGAATCGTAATATGACATTGCACTATCACCAAACACGCAAGGAATATCTTGCATCGTTGCGCTGCAAGCCATTGCAATACTCTTGTCTTTAAGCGCATCAATCAACGTGACAATATGATCTGCACTGAATTCAATGTCAGGATCAATTACAACAAGCACATCGGGCTCAAACACATTCAATTGATGCAAGGCCGTATTACGTGCCATTGCAAGCATTTGCGTGCGCCGTTGATCCCTGCCCTTGAACACGATCCACGCTAAGTGTTTCGGTTGACAAACTTCCACGCCTGCCGCCACGAAGCCATTTTGAAACAAGCAGTTCTGATCCATCTTGAGAATCGTTCTCATAAAAGGAATACACCACTTCATCGTCAATAATCGACTCGAGCCGTTGCATTTGGTCGAAGAAATGGGGCAGCGTTTTAGCTTCGTCGCGCACTAAAGCAAGAACGCCAATCATTTGATTGCCTCCCGCTTTAAAGCCACGGCTAGAAGAAATCACAAGTTTTTGTTTTTTCAACAAGCGATCAACAATCTTCAACATCTTGTTGCCAATGTTATCCCAACCAAACTCAGGCGCTGTCACGCGGTCATAACACCACTGACCATCAGCGGCCAACACTTCACGATCTTCGTAATAACGTTCAAGCAGATAAGCTGCATCATCAGCAGAAGGCACTGCACGATCTAAACCATAATTGCGATCCACTTCCCAGCTTTCGTTTTCAATACGCCTTACGCCATTGAAAATCTCTTTCAGGCTTGTGTGATCTGGCACAACTTGAGCAACACCAGTGGCGGCGTGCTCGAAATTCACAAGCCCCCAGCCTTCGCCAATGCAAGTATTGATGCCAACATCACAAGCATTATAAACTTGATTCAATTGCTCAATAGTCAAGCAATTGTTCACGTCAAAGTTAGGACTTGTCAAAATAAGCTTGCCGGTGGGATCATATCCCTCGTCCCTAGCAACACGCTTAAACAATGGAATCAAATCCCATCCCATGTCTTTTTGTCCCATATTCATCCATAAACGTGCATCATCACGGCCCTTAGCGAACCTAATGAACGCTTTAATAGTCAAGTCAATACGCTTACGGGGTTGGTTCCTGTTGCCATTGAAGACAATAAAGACATCTTCGGGCACGCCAAAGTTTTTTACGGCATTCCGCTTTGTCCATGGGGAAGAAATTGCTACGGTCCACACCATGAGGAATAATATCAACCATGCCTTCATAGCCAGCTTTCTTCACCTCTTCAGCGCCAAATTCCGTATAAAACACCAAAGCCGTCCCAGTCTTTAGTGACAGGGCATTGTTTCAGGAAAAATACCATAAGAGTCAATGGGAGAATATGAATAGAACTTAAAACCAATTTCTTCTTTTAAGTCCTTGACTTGATTCCAAAGATTGATATTAATCCAAAAATCATTAGTAGTCCAAATCAAATCAGGCTTGATCTGCCTCACAATGCTGGCAATGCGATGAGCACCAAATGGGTCGTTGCCATGCACGCCCGCAGGATACACCTTGTATTTCACTGCCTCTTCGTGGTGATCACCCCAGAAATTTACGGCAAGAACATGCACGTCATGCTTCTCTGCCAACTTGGGCAGCAAATGACTTGCCACTCGTCCAAAGCCTGTCTCTACAAAAGCATCTCCGCAATAAAGAATTCGCGCCACAGGGAAAGAAGATATCTTGCCCAATAGTAGCGGCTAATCCTAAACCGGCACAGACGGCGCTTGCTGTCTCATGTATTGCACGCTGCATTTGCAATTAGCTCCGCATTCGCAACGTTGACCAGGCAATGGAAGGGATCCAATTGGTTTGATGCCCCATTTGCGAATAGCGAATGCAATCCTCGCAATGCTTTGCCATGGGGATCCAATATTCGTCTCATCAATGAATAACCCTGTTCCTGCTGCCTGAGTTCTGCGCCCTGCCAATACGATCCCCTGACGCTTGATGCGTAAAGCCCCACGCGAGCTAATGCCATTGGCACCGAAAGGCGCTGCTCAAGCAGGTCTTTTGTGAAGCCTTGAAGATAAGCATATTCTTGACGCAAGCGTTGACCAATGCGGCCATAATCACTTGCGGTCATGTTTTCCCTACCGCCCTTGCCAATGATTGCCGCTTGGATGTGGGCGGCTTTAATGGCTTCCCTCGTGCTTTTGTTGCCATTGCTGAAGTGTAATGTTGCCATCAGCCATCATTTGTGTATAACGACGGAGGGTTTTACTAAGCTTTTCGATGCGTTTATCAACAAGCGCCTGTACCGCTTTAGCGCTAAGGAACCGTCCTCGTTGGTCCCGATAACGACCACTACGAGGATCAAAAGACCATTCCGCATCAAGCCTCGTAGCGAGAATTTCTGCGGAAAACGACGACAGTTCATTCAACATCATTCGCCTCAAGAATGTCCTTGAAGCGCTCTGGCGCTTCTTCTTTCCATTGCTTCAAGGCTTCTTCTACATCGGCTTCGCTGATCAAAGCAGCTTCATCCACTTCGCCTAAAATATAACCATCAGCAGCCAATGGTGAAATCGCATCAACCTTGCTGCTAACAAGCTTTGCTTTGCCTTTACGGTCTGGATCGGGATCCTGAGAGCGTTTGCGGGCAACAATTGTTTTGCGCTCTTCTTTGCTCATGGCTTTTGCCTTCGCCTGAGGTAGGCATTTCGGCTTTCCTTCACGCTCTTCTCGCGCGCCGCAAGGACCAAGAATTTCACCATTAGCACCAATCCTCACCCATTTTTCCTTAAACCACTTATCCAAATCATCAGCATGTAGTTCTTCGCCATCGCTCTTAAATGCACCTGAAAGAGAGCCATGCTTTTCTTTATACAAGCGCTTGTATTGCTGCACTACATAACCACTGGCGTAAGCAGAAGGCCAAACCTTAAATTTGCTTTTTGCAGAGCTAACGGCGCGATTGTGAAGTTCTTTATCCGTGAACTTAACATCACCGCGCTTTGCTTCAAGATCACGCTCAAGGAATAAACCAGCTTCCGCATCAGCCACCTCCCTAGTGCCGTCCATTGGCAGCGTGCCATTTTCTTCATTCATCGGATCTCTGCCACCAGGAGGCACGGCCAACTTCCCGGAACCACCCCCTTTTTTGAGGGGAACCACCTCCTTCCTGGGTGGGCAGTTCGCGGGGAAGCGATGGATCGAGAGTGAGTTCCATTGACCACTCAGAGCCGCCATAACGTGCATCAGCCACTTCTTTGGGATGCAATACTCCCAGTTGGATGTAGCGCCCGTCTACGGCTGCTACACGCGCCCTCACATCGGCTTTCTCGCGTTCGTTCAGCTCGAACAAATCATTAAAATGCACACGCCATGAATCTGGAACTCGTCCTTTCGTGGGACCGTCAGAACTCAGCATGATGTATTCCATCAATTTCTTGAGAGGACGATGGAAAGAGGCTTGTTGGTAATCTGCAAGTGTTTTCGCGAAATCGCGTTCTTCACTGCGACCAGTAGAACCAAGTCCGCTCGGACTTTCGCCAAAACAATACAGTATGAGGGATTTTCGAAGCGCCAATAATATCAACACGAAGCTTCTCTAAAATTTCACCAATGCCGCCAAAATTTCGCCCAATAAATTCAAGCTCTTCTTTATCTGCATCAATCGCATAGCCACGATAAAACGCTCTTGCTCATGTCATTTAAGATCAAAACGATTCCTCACGTCGCCTTCCTTACCAGCAGCAAGCATTTGAGCTAAGCCCTTAATCTTATGGACGAAAATGTCAAATTCGCTCATCAACGTAGCGCTGGAATGCAATCCTGTCCAGTAATGCTTGAAGCTTTCATAAACAGTTTGAAGACTACTCATTCCCCATCCATAGTTCCTTTGTCTAATGCGATAAGGCAACCAGTCACCATCAAAACGCAAAATCCTATCTTTATGAATGCGAATAAGCTGAGGTTTGTTAATAAGATCGCCAGAAATAATCTGATAGTAAGTTGCTTTGGAATAGTCGTATAAATTCTTTTCGTTAATGACAGGCGCAATCTGCCACCTGTCCAATACTTCCATTCCTTCAATAGAACGAATGTTGTTTTTGTTTACTGGTTGATCCGCACTACGACCATCGTCGATATACAGCAAAATCACGCTACCGCCATAAAGCCTAGAGTTCTTGGACGCCAGCATAAAATTTTCAAGAATATACAGGTCTTCGATCGTTTGCTCAATGCCAGCAACTTCCTCAGCAGCAGCACCTTCCCCGCCAAATAACACTTTGAAGCCACGACGAGTTGCCTGTTCTGCATAAATGTCCACAATACGACGAGGCAGCCATTCGCCATAAAGGCCCTCAAGTTCTTCTTGCGTCAAGAAGATTATGGGATCCGTTTGAGTGGAAAGGCTTTTATCCCTGCCTCTCACTCCCATGCCGGTAAACACATTGGTCAGGCCATCATTCCGCAAGCCGCCTTCAGTGGCGTGGCCCAATTCAACGGCTTCTTCGCTCATTTTCCCATTTACTAACTTACTCTCATTCTAAACATGGCTATGATATAAGCGTCGTTCCCCGAATTATGCCCATCAATTTTGTCTTTTCTGAGAAAGAGCGGAGAGATTCAATGGAAGAAGGCATGAGGAGACAGTCTGTTAATGAAGCAAAGGGGCTTCGCGGACGGAATCGTGGTGCATGGAAAGGAAATCGAGCCTTAGAAATTCATCTTCTCGGCGCCGCTGGCGAAATGGCCGTAGCCTCTCATCTTGGTATGAAGCAATTTTTGTACCAGGAAACAGAGGCAAATCGGGGAAGTTCCGATCTTCCTGGTAAAATTGACATTAAAACACGAAGTAAACATAAATATGATCTCATTGTGCAGAAAAACGAAGATCCAGAAAAGCGTTTTGTTTTAGTTACCATTGAAGACAAAACCACCCTCATTCATGGCTGGTGCTGGGGATGGGAGGCAATGGATGAAAAATATTGGGCAGACTTTTGCTCGTGGTCGCCCCGCTTATTTTGTCCCTAAAGAAATTCTGCATTCCATTGAAACTTTAGTATTATTGGTCCGGCCTCCTTTAGTATGTTCTTGAATTTGCCAAGCATGCCCTTGGTGTTAAACTTTGGCCGCGACAAGAGAAAATCCTTAATGGATTGTTTGAAGATAAAACCAATCACGCCATTTGGGCCATGGGAAGACGGTGCGTTACTGCCGACACGTTAATTGCAACGGACAATGGCATGATTGAAATTGGCTCGCTGTCAAATACAGGGGAAAAACTTCATGACGGCTGGGAAAAATGCAATGCAAAACTTGCTCAACCAAGCGGAATGGCAAGAAATGCCGCCATGTTTTATCAAGGCGGGAAGCAGGATATTATTCGCGTTCAAACTTCGCGAGGCTTTGAAATTGCTGGTACTCCCAATCATCCCCTAATGGTTATGGGGCAAAATGGTGAACATGAATGGAAACAACTTGGCGATTTAACCAAAGGCGATCAAGTTGTTATTCGCCCTGGAGCCAACACTTGGCCAGAAAACAATCCCAACATTAGAGCAATCGCCGCCAAACATATTGAAAATGCTGCCAATAGTGCAGGCGCCAAAATAATTAATGTTCCCAAAGCGATTAACGAAGATATGGCCTATGCCATTGGCGTGTTGGTCGGAGATGGCTCGTGGACTGTTTCTACTGGCGTTGGATTCACGTCTCATGAACAAGACATGCCTTTTATGCTTGACTCGCTAAAACGTGGACTGGGAATTGATTTCAAAATTACAAAAGACAATCGAAGAAAATCAACACACAAAGCGCAGTATTATTCGCGCCATTATAGGGCGTTTTTGAATGATCTTGGTTGGAAAACCAAAGTAATGCGCGATCAAAAGCGAGTGCCTTGGATTATTATGCAGTCTCGCCGAGTAAATTGTTTTTCGCTTTTCTTTCTGGATTATTTGATACTGATGGTTCCGTAGAAAAACAAGGTAGGGCCATTACATTTAGCACTGCTTCCAAAATGCTTGGACGGGAAGTGCAGATGCTTCTTCTTAATCTTGGCATTCTGTCCAAATTAAGTCCAAAACCAGTGAACGGTAAGGTTTATTGGAACTTGACATTGCTTGGGCTGAATGCTCGCCAGATATTTTGCTCTGATATTAAATTTCGCCTTCCGCGTTAAGCAGTTTAAAAGCCTTGCAAGGATTAAACATCACGCGAGATGGCGGGAATACTGCGGCCATTCCCCACCAGAACAAACAACCTCCAGCGCCTTGTCGAAGAGTTGCGCGAATCCCGCGGGCGGGGTATTGTCACTCAACTTCGCATGCTTGTTGGGAATGCGCTCAAGAATTCTGGCGAAGAATTCAATGCACGACGATTGCCAAATCTTGTTAATTTTCTTGACTCTAATCTTGCGTACGGAGAAGCCGCCAATCACTTTCGCAAACTTGCAGAAACCGTGCTGTTTTACGATCCGGTCTCAAGGATCGAAATTGAACCCCCGCAAGAAGTGTTTGATTTTCATGTTCCCAGTTACAAATGCTTTTGTTGCTAATGGTATTGTTAATCACAACAGCGGCAAGACCTTCATGGCTGCAGTTGCTGCAACTTATATGTGTTTTGTGCAAGCAGATTACCTTCACTCGCAAAGTTAGAAAAGGCGAAAAATGGTACATTATTACTGTTGCAAATGACCTAAGCCAAGCCAAAATCGCGCTTGAAAACATTCGCCAATTGATCTTAAATAGCCCCCTTCGAGCAAGAAGTGGTTAGAGAGATTGCAATGGAAATAGAAATTAGTAATGGCTGTGTGTTTCAAGCTATTCCAGCATCAGCTCGCGCTTCTCGTGGTAAAGCAGTTGTTGCAATCATTCAAGATGAGCTTGCGTTCAGTATCGAAGGCGATGCCAACCGTGGCGCCAAAGGCCATGTACGACGCCCTTTCGCCTTCCATTGCACAGTTTGGTAAATACGGCAAAATCATTGAACTGTCTTCTCCTTGGCTCACGGACGGACTGTTCTTTGAACATTTCAAACAAGCCGAAAGCGGTGAATACCCCGGCATGCAATCATTACAAATTCCGACATGGGAAATCAATCCAAATTTGCCATGGGGATGTGATTTTCTGGAGAATGCTCGCAAAAAAGATGAAGAGAGCTTCTGGGTGGAATTTGGAGCGCAATTTGCTAAAAGCCAATCAGCATTACTTGCCCCTGAAATTGTTGATAGTGCAGTTAATAAAGACAGAAGCGTATTGTTCCCAATGAAAGAATAACATGGGAACATACGTGTTGGCTCTTGACCCTGCTCGTGGTGGCGTCGGACGAGATGACTACACTGCTTGCATTGTTCATTATGAAGGCGAACGTCTAATCGTAGATAAGTTCCATGCCTTTGAGCCTGACTTTGAAATTGCTGGTAAGAAAGAAGTTAATATCGCCAAAGTAGAAGATTGGATTAAAGAGCATCATCGCATTTATGAATTTCAATCCATTGTGCTTGACCAGTTTAATAGCTCAGCCACTATCCAAAGTCTCTCCAAAGACTTCCCGATTTGTGAGCTTGCATGGTCCGTTAGCACCAAAATGAAAGCATTTAGCAAAATGAAGGAGCTATTTAATGCTGGGTTGGTTGAAATGTATCCGCATAAGAAGGCCACATTTCAGCTTAAAAATTTAAGTGTTATTTACCGGCAAAGTGGTCAATGGGCAGTGACTGGTGGTAAAGAAACTGGCGTAGATGACTATGCTTTTGCATTGGCAGCAGCAGTCATGGAAGCATCAAAAGATAATGATGTTGACTGGTTGAATAGCCTTGTTCGTTAATTACCATTAACATAAAGACAATTTGTCAGAACTCTTGAACAATGTTAACCCTAGAGCTTTCAGCTAAAGAAGTAACTTTTTCTTGTCACTTTATTGCAAGCCAACAAACAAACTGCCTTGCAATTACTAGCAGCAGAACATGCCTACAAGCCTCGGAAAAAAAAAAAAAAAAAAAAAACTGCTCCCAAAATTAAAAGAAGCTCATAAAATTAGTAAAAGACAATAGGAAAACATTACAGGGCTAAACTGACAGCAATAGCTTTAATGCCATGCCTGTCCTCATGTCTGCAGAACAAGCTTTTGATGAAGCCATTGAAGCTGCGTATACCATGCAAGAAGCAGAGGAGTTGTGGGGCAGAGAAAGCGAAGCGCTTGCTGTTGCAGCCGAAAGCTATCGCATTGCTGTGGCAAAATACTATGCCGTTACAGGCACGCATAGAGAGCGTTTCTGGGATCAATTCTGTTGTTATGAACCATGGGCAATTGAATGCCGCATTTATGAAGTTTGATTATGATGCGCCTGCCAGAGGCACTTGTTAGAATTTAATCACGTTGGGCCTCAGAGATGAGGCTGCATGATCACCAGGCATGCAACGGGGCCTGGCTCATGGAGAACCATCATGAACATCCTTGCCATGATCAAGGCAAAGCTTGAAAAAGCTGCTCGTCTACGCGAAGCGCAACTTGCACATCTCATTTATCGTGGTGTGTCCTACACTAAAGTTGCCTAGAAAAAAAAGGAGGGGCACCACCCCCTCCCAGGTTCCGCTCTGAAGGGCTTCCGCTCCCTTCGATTCCATCGTAAGCATAAGCGCTTATGCAGTCAAACTCATTGTTTGTTAATGCAAACAAAAGAAAAGGCCCCATAAGGGGCCTTTTTTCTTCCGTAACCAGCTCTTGGAGCGTGGAAGCTATATTCTAGAGCCTTTGCTTGAAATAATCCTTAATAGTATCAAGCGCTACAGGAGTGAAATCATTGCGCTCGACGCAGGCATTAAAATATCTACCATCCACGTCTCCGTTAGTGATAATTTGATGGCAATGGAGATGGCCATGCACGTTGCCTAGATAATGACCAGACAGGCAAGATGGATGGACGGGCACATGAGTGAAGATGAGTCCTCCTCGCATTGTTAGAATCACCTTGATGAAAGTATGCTCCTCTCACGTCATCGAAGTATTGAAGGTAGAGCTTGGCATTATTTCTGTCGTGATTGCCTGCAATGAGCACTTTCCTTCCATTGAAACGCTCCATTAGGCGCACGCCAGTCTTGGAAAATGCCACGTCTCCCAAAACATAAACTGTATCAAGCCGATGCACCGTTTTATTCCATCGTTCCTTCTAGGTCTTGTTGCATTTCTTCAATGCAAGAATATGGACGCATTGAAGAGCCGTCAGGTGCAGTGAAATCAAGGATCTTGGCGTGATCCAGGTGAAGGTCTGCTGTGACGAAGGCGCTCATGGGAAATAGCGAAAAGGCGCTGCCGGGAATCGAACCACGGAATTCTATACTGTGAGCATAGCGTGTGCCAACACTTCAGGGCCAGCGCCCCCCAGGTTTGAGCATCGTTGAGAGGCTTAGGGGGGGAGCAGGAGGCGATCAACTCTCCTGGCCTGCCAAAGCAGGACTTAATTTACAAACGCGGCGACCAGAATTTTCCAGTCCATGCGCTGCTCGATCATCATAGCGCAAAAGTCAGATTGAGGACTGAGTATTTTCACCTACCGTAAGAAGGTAAATTTGTGTTCGCGGTTTCAAAGAAAGATGGCATACGAGAGCGCTGTGTGTCGTCAAGCTCTTCAGCTTTGCCACGAGCAAAAAGATTATCACTCTGACGCAGCCAGAAATCTTTATCCAGCCATTTGTTCTCGCTTTGAACCAAGCTTGTACAAAAATCCACAATGCAGTAGCACGACGCAGTTTATTTAAAGACTGTCCCGCATTTTCATTAAGCTCGCGTGCGACCAATGAATGCACCCCGACGTGAGTAATTTCATCACGACTAATGTCCGCACTGACCGTGCGAATACCCACATCTCCATTAGAAACGGAAAACGGAAGGATTACAAAGAATAATGAACGCTCAAGAATAGAAGCCTTAAGAATTGGATGGGCGGGATGCTCCATCCAAGCCTTGAGGATGTTCCCCACTTCCTTTTCCTTGCATCATCGTCAACACCATGAGCAGCGGCAATATAATTCAATGCTTCATCATGACGCTCTTCATCTTGCTGATTATGCTGCAAAGCTTCAATTACGCCAGGTGTAGAAGGGAGATCCCGTTCCAAGCCTTGTTGAAGAAAATCTTTTGACAGGTAATTCAAGATGACGCAATGCTAATGCGCGAAATAGGGTTTCCTCGCCTCCGGCGACAAGCTTCCCCTGTTCGACAGGAACTGCTTGCCATGGACGCTTCTTGGCAATCATCGAAAGATAGGGACTTTTAGTCATTGGAGGAACAATGGAAAAAGAAAATGAGAGAGCCTCTCTCGTCATTCCGCACAAGCCGCGCAGAATCCTGCCTCAATATCACAAGACGACTCTCCTCCATCTCCCGATGAACTGTCTTCATCGAGACCAAACATAGGATTTGAAATCGTCGTCTAAACGCCGCGTAGGCATCATCTTTCCGCTGCGTGTCCGGTAGGACTTGCAGGGAATAGTAGAGGCTCGTTTGACTTGACTCTAGCCAATCTTTCAAAAACTTGATGTCATAATTCACTACATCAGACCATGAATTAAATGAATAACCATGGAAAAGACCAGTAGTTTCAAATAAATTTACAATACCATTAACAACTCGCGTGTAGTCCTCCCATCCCACTTCTGCAGCAATTTCAACATTGCCATAATTAAAACTTTCCACGCCAAATGTGCCAGAATCACGATCAACTTCACGGGCAATGGGAGGAGCAATTTCAGGCGCAGTTGTAAAACCTGCTTTATCCAAATAACGATATGAACATGATGCAGTGGGAGCAATGGCAAAAGCGCGTTCCATTTCATGCTCACGAGCAATGTCAGCAGCACTATTAATGCCTTTATACAAAGCGTGGACGGCTTTTCCGGCTACGGTGTTTGTCCAATAATGCGCCCAGGGATGAGGGTCATCCATGAGGAAGGCATCCAGGGCTTCACCAAACTCTTTGTAGCTAATGCTATGGAGGGAAAGGAAAATTCGCAAGGCCCAACACACCAAGTCCTACTTGCTTGTCCACAGAAGCAGGAAGATATTCGCCTGTATCACCCACGCCAGTATTGCGATGAAGTTCGCAAAGCTCTGCCATTGCCTCGACAAATACATTGAGGCAAATCTGAAATCTCGCAGGCGCCAAGATTGACATGCTCAAGAAGGCAAGTGCCACGATGGGGGGAGATAAACTTCAAGACAAACATTGCCGTAAATGCGTTCGCCTTTTGGATTGTACTTGATTTTTATTCAGCCAAATATCACCGCGAGCGATGCCTTTCAAAAGCTCGTCAATTAAGTTCCTGAGAGCTTATTTTTTAATAAATTTATCATCAACGTCAAGACAACGCTTTCACCCATGGCAACTCCTGTCTTGTTGCTTTTGATAAATTCAATGGCATCGGGATGGTCGTAATCTAGATGCAACACACACGCGCCGTTTTTTGTACTTACCACCACGACGCAAGATTTACATTCCAATGTTGAATAAATTTTCCCAAAACTTACAGGACCACTTGCAACAAGGCCTCTTGCCGTTTTCATCTCCACGACCACGCAACTTAGAAAGATGCACAGCCACTCCTGCACCATTACGCAATGCATGAGAAACAAAACGCCATGATGCTTCAATGCCATCTTCTCCCTCCATCGCATCTTCTACTGCAAATGTAGTGCAGCTAACAGCGAGACGTCCCTCGGGATCGTCCAGCCAACTTTGCACGCGACCCAGTTTTTCGCCGATTTTGGAGCATTTTGCGTTTTCTTTAAAAGCCATTTCAAAAGTTCGGGTAAAGTGTTGAATGCTGTTGTTCTAGATAGGAAACTCGGGCTGACTCTGCCACTTGGAGCGCTTCTTCTAGGTGTTAAAAAACCTCCGAGGCTTACTATCTTTGCCTTTTATGTGCATCCGAGCGTAATACCTATTGCCAACTTTTTTAACGCCTCGTCCATATTTTGACTTGCGGCGTTTGATGTTACGTAATTGTCCTTCATGAGTAGCAAGACGAAGATTTTCCGGGGTGTTGTTGGATGGATTGCGATCAATGTGGTCGATGGTTTTTATTCCGGGATCCATTTGATTGTGGATAGCCCAAACAACTCGATGAACGTGAAAACGTTTTCCGTAAAAATTGATGATGCAGTGCCCAGTGTTTTTGACACAGCCAGCAACATCGCCAGCGTTCATCTTCCAGTGATTCACTTTCCATCGCAACCCGGTTGGACTGGTGGGGTCAACTTCGAGTTTGGAGGTTAAAAGCTCAACGTCCAAAGGCAGGTGTGTTTTCATGAAACAGTGACGAGACACTGGTCAGCTTAACACACCTTGCTTTTTCCTTGAAAGCCATGAGACGACAAAGCCCCGCCGAGCGGGGCGCCGATCAACAAAGTCAGGCTAGCGCAAAAGCTCCGTTTTTTAACGTAAAGAAAGTGTTAAATCGCGACATAGCCAAATTGCATGCCAGGTGCCAGCCATCAATGCAGCACCAAGAAGCCCGCTCCATGAAGCAACGCGAAGTTCATGTTGCCTAATAGCATCATCAACAAGCTTCGTGATGTCTTCGTCTGTCATTAATCGCAAAGCCCTTTCTCGTCCGTGATGGCCTGCTTGTCCTTCGCAAATAAAATTGCATCATTTTTGCTACGAAAATAATGCGGCTTGCCTTGATAAGCAATAAAATGCGAAAATCCAGCTCGACTATGCACTGGCCATATCTTTATACTGCCAACCATAAAGGGGCGAGGTAAATCGTTAAACATAGCTCCTCTACGGTTTTCACTATCTTAATGAAGAGCAATGGAAAAGGAAAGTATTATTTGCTACCAATTTGGATATTCACTATTGTCTTCTTGTTCAACTCTATAGTCCACCATTCGTAAATTAAAGCCATCCAAATTTTTAATGAGTTTTTATAAAGAAACTCGATATTTGGCTTTAATTGAGAATACAAGTATTTGCGAGTTTTGCCAACATATCTTGAAGACGCCACAACGCCTGTCCATACGGACTTAACAACAAACACAACTTCAGCTTTGTCATTGTATCCCATTGTCTTCTAATTGCTTCCATATAACGCGCTTAGTGTAGCGCCTTTTCATGCTGTCAACTATTTCCTGATCCTTAGCAGGAAGCATTTTTAAAGAATCAAATGGAAGGAGGAAAAATCTGGCTTGAGGCTAACGCTTTTCCATATGATCAACCTGCCTGCATGAAACGCAAGAAGCTCGTCAATGATCCGACGAGGAGACGACATCGGAACAAGAAAATATTCTGACGGGGCGTTTTCCCAAGAACAAAGCATAAGCCAAGCAGGCTTACGAGAACGAGGGCTGAATTTCCTTTTACGAGCAGGCTGATAACTCTGCGGGACAAATTGAACAGACATAAAAAAACTCTTGGCTTCCCCCAGCGTACCACACCCCGCAATCCGCACGCGCAAATAAAACATGTGTTAGACTTAACCAGTAAGGACTGTG